CGACAGTGTTTCACGCTATGATTGAGTACAATTACAATTTTACTCAATACGGTCTGCAGACAGCTGCGCTTGGAGCGTATCTGGATGGTCTCGGGGTCAAGTTGAACCCGCAGATCATTTGGAATGCGATTCCATTCTCCTTCTGTGTTGATTGGGTCATCGGAGTTAACCGATTTCTCAGCCAATTTAGTTGGAATAACGTGAATCCGAAGATAAACATACATCGCTTCCTGTGGTCCGTGAAGAGGGAAAGGCATATCCGGGTCCAGAAATGGGCCCAAGGTAGCGCCAAGTTTCCCCAACTCCTCGGTAACAGGATAAGTTTGCCGGAGGTCTACGAGTCGTCCTACAGAAGGACGCCCGGGATCCCGTCAAAGAGCTCAATTCAATTGAGCGGGTTGAGCCCGCAAGAGTTCACCCTCGGTGCGGCGATGATCATAGGATCATCGCCAAAGCGCCATCATCGTGGAAGGTAGTACCTGCCACGGAAACATAGTGACCAGGGATTCGCACCCCTGTGATTACTTAATTCACGCGTAAAAGCATGTTAAGCAACGACCTCATTACAAACGAGATCAAGAACAGTGCCGGTGTAGAAGTTGAATTCACACACCGCGACACCGAAGGCCGGACTCGGACCTACCAGCAAAAGCCGGAAGCTCCGGGTCTTCCACACCGCCTCAGTATTAAACACACTGAGTCCGGTTCCGGGGTGAAACTGCGTCGTCGTTCGGCAATCCGATTCGACAAGACGACCGTAAGTACGGTCGATCTCGTGACGCCTATCACCAACTCAGCTTACATCGTCATTGATAGCCCTATCGGGCATATGACGACTACTGCTGAACTTGTCAATGTCATCGCTGAACTTCTGTCGTTCTGCGCCACAACTGGCGCTGCAACGGCTGTGTTGTTCGATGGCACTGGCAACGGGGCCCAGTCCCTAATCCAGGGTACCCTCTAAGAGGAATACCACGCACTGGACGGGATGTTCTGTGGTACACAGATAGCTTCGGGGGGCTTTGAAACCCCTCCGGAGCTTGCACATAGATCGGTTACACCAAATGAATCCTAACTCAGCCCCTTATGGGCAACAAGTAGAGTACATAGGCGATGACCTATTCATCCAACACTGTACGATCGTTGCGGAAGTTCCGTTTCGATCGGGAACAGTCCAGGCTATTCGACACTTCCGAGTGTCTTCTGTCTGGAACGACGCCACCCGGCGTCGTCAGTTGGCCACGGTGCATCTCTTCAGCCCCCTTACGGGGTGCTGGGAGAAATCTGATGCAGAGACCAGATCAAGGTGGCTTGACGGGGCCGTCAGTTCCGAATGGATTCGGACTGTCGAACACGTCAAACTCCGAGGCTTAATCTGGCATAAGACTTGGAATGACGAGGAACTCGTCACCAAGGCCCAAGCAGTGATCGAGGACTTTCTCGAAAGAGAAGGGCTCCTCGACATTCTGGATGAATATCCAGAACTTCGACCCATCGGCGACTCTCTCCTTTGCAGGATGGAGTTCGTCTAAGGTCTGAAACTGCCTCTGCTGTACTACCGTAGCTAGTAATCTTGATCTACTCGCAGACCATTAGGCCTCCGGTGGTGATAAGCTTCGTACTGCCGTTCCTGTACAAGTACAGGACAGCCGGTGCGAAAACTGTGTCACCATTGAAGATCGGTTGGTTCACGGGTTGATCAGAGGATATGTCTTTTCTGACGGCAACATTCTGTATGCTAACGTGTACAGGGTTGCCATTAGGAATCGTTCGCAAGAACGAATCCAGAGATGTGTCTTTCATATGTTTCTGACTCCGCTTCAAGCGGATATGGGACATTGGGATTGCAGTTGCGTCGTTAATCGGATCACGGGGTCGTACATGCTCTAGGAAGATCACCATTATGGTATCTGCTAAGAGCCTAGATGAGTTTGAAATCATCGCTGCACAACTCCGTGACGTCTCACGACTGCATGGATTGGTGTTCAACACTCGTAGCTTACGGCTGACAACTCAAAAGGTCAGCAACCGTCTACGTTCGGAAGGCTTGGGTTTTCTGATGAAAACCTTGCCCCGCCTAGGTAA